TGGTCTCGATGCGCGACTTCCGCAACAACTTCCAACGCATCGACGAACCAGTCAAGGTAGTGCGGGCGCGCGGCGACATCGAGGTGATCGGCACCTGGACGCCGGTCAAGAAGAAGCCCAACGGTCACGAGGAGCCACAAGGAGAGAGCTGACATGGACCTGACGACGATCGAGATGGACCCCGCCGAGGCCGAGCGCGCTTTCCGCGCCTACCGCGGCGAGTTTATGAAGCACCGCAACCAGATCGACGCGGAGCTGATGAAGGGCTACAAAGCCCTGTCCGAGGGCAAGAAGCTGATCTCGGCGACAGAGGCGTTCGCGGCCGCGGGCATGGATGACCAGGGCCTGCCGCGCATCGCCATCAACCGCGCCGACGAGACCGACGTGACGCTCGATGCCGATCGCAACGGCCTGCGCTTCTACAACCGCCAGCGCGCGCACCCGATCCTCATCAGCGCCCAGGGCTACACGCCGCACTGGAACATGCGCGCGGTCATGCCCGTCATCCCGCCCAACCTGCGCCCACCGTTCAAGCTCGACAACTACCACCTACTGTGGGAGGTCCAGGGCTGGACACCGGCAAGGCGGCAACCGCGCGCGGACCCGGCCCTGCTCAAGCACATCGGTGGCGACCTGTACGCCGTGCTGGCGATCTGGGACCTGACCGAGCTGGAGAGCCGCATCCTGGGCCTGCTGCGCCAATAGTGCGTAGTAGACTCGCGCGAAACCCCCTGGTGCCCCGAACGGACGGGAGATCGCCGTGGATTTAGCGACCGCTGCGATCCTCGTCCCGATCGAGCGCATCCACCCCAATCGCTGGAACCCGAACGTCCAGCCCGCCTGGATCTACCAGAAAGAGCTGAAGTCGATCAAGAAGTTCGGCTTCGTCGATCCGCTGACCGTGCGCGAGATCGGCGTCGCGGATTTCGAGATCATCGACGGCGAGCACCGCTGGAAGGGCGCCAAGGAGCTTGGCTGGACCGAGCTGCCGTGCTGGAACCTGGGCCTCGTCGACGACGCCGACGCCGAAGAGCTGACCGTCGTGCTCAACGAGACCAGGGGCGCGCCCAACGAGCAGAAGCTGGCGATGCTCCTCGATGACCTGATCAAGCGCCGCGGCGACGAAGACGTCGTGCGCGACATCATGCCTTTCAACCGCACTCGCTTTGACGAGATCATCGGCTCGATGCACGTCGATTGGGACGCGCTCGAGAAGCGCCGCGTGTCGTTCGACGCAACCGAGGGGCGCTGGAAGGAAGTGGTCTTCCGAATGCCCCACGACGCGGCCAAGGTCGTCGAGGACGCCATCGCCCGGGTCAAGGACCAGGAAGACTTCAAGGACGACTGGAAGGCGCTCGAGATGATCTGCGCGGACTCGCTCGCATGAGCCGATCGAAATACGACTATCCGATGCTCGAGCGCATCTTCATCACGTCCGACGTGTCGATCCGCCAGCTCTGCGCCGACAACGACATCGTCAACTTCTCGTCTGTCGCCCAGATGGCCAAGAAGCTCGAGTGGAACCGCAAGCGCGCTGACTACAAAGAGGCGCAGTTCAAGCACGACATCAACGAGCTGGCGCATCGTCGCGCGATCAAGCTCCAGGAGGTCTACGACGACCTCGTATCAGTTATCCAGGCGACGATCATGCGCATGGCCAAGAACCTCACGAGCGACGACTACCACGTCTCGGTCAGGGATCTCGGCCTGCTGATCGAAAAGCTCCAGTTGCTCACGGGCGGGGCGACATCGCGTGAGGAGGTCCACAGTTTCAATCTCAGCGCCGACCTCCCCGCCGACGTACTTCGAGACATTCAGGCAGCAGCTCGAGCGAACGGAGCTGGAGTCAGCACAGTGGGACAGTCTGCTCTCCCTCTCGCTCCGGGGACTATCAAAGTCAACTGACGCCTGGCAATCCGAAGATCCGGTCACTCGCGCGATCACGCGCTACGAGGGCATCGAGGGGCTCGTCAACTTCGGCGAGTACGTCTACGGCTACCGACCCGCACCGCACCACGCCGAGATGCTCGCCTGGATCATGGCGCACATCTACCGGCGCAAGAACGGCCTGGTACTCGAGCCGCGCGGCGCCGCCAAGACCACCTGGGGCAACACGATCTTCCTGGCCTGGCTGATCGCGATGTTCCCCGATCTGCGCATCGGGTTGATCTCGAATACGGCCAAGCAGAGCTACGACTTCTCGAGAGCCATTCGCTACACCTACGAGTCGTCGAGCCATTTCCGCGAGGTCTTCGGCGATTGCGTGTCGCGGACGAAGTGGACCGACGCCGAGTGGTTGCACAAGGACAGTCGCTGGCACGGCTCCAAGGACGTCACCCTGTTCGCACAGGGCGTCGGTGGCGCCATCATCTCAAAGCGGTTCGACCTGATCCTCTTCGATGACATCCTCGACGAAGAGAACACGTCAGACCCCGAGCAGCGCGAGAAGGTCGACAACTGGTTCTTCAAGACGCTGCTGCCGTGTCTCGTGCCAGGCGGCGTGGTGGTCGGGCTGGGCACCAGGTGGGCCGACGAGGATCTGTACCAAACGCTCACCACGCCGCGCGCGCAGGGCGGCAAGGGCTACGACGAGCTACGCCAGCAGGCGCTCACCCAGATCGGCACGACGGCCGAGGGCGAGCCGGTGTACATGAGCTATTGGGAGGAGCACTGGAGCGTCGAGGCGCTGCTCGATAAGTGGGAAGAGCTGGGCACGCCACTGTTCATGTGCGCGTACCAGAACGACGTGCGCGGGTTGATGGAGGGCAACGTCTTCCGTAGCCAGAACTTCCAATACTTCGAGTTCCTGCCAGCCGGTCACACGTACACCGTGCGCATGGGTGTCGACCTTGCTTCTTCGGAAAAGGAGCGCGCTGACTACACCGCGCGGGCGGTCACGGCGCAGGACGAGCTGGGCAACTTCTACGTCTTATCGGTCTATCGCGACAAGCGCGAAACGGGCCACGCGGCATTCATCAGCGATGGCTACAACGCGCACCCCGAGACGTCGTTGGTGCGCTGCGAGTCGCAGCAGTACCAGTCGACGCTCATTCAGGAAGTCATGCGCGACTTCCCGTACATCCCGATCGAAGGCGTCAAGCAGGACGTTGACAAGGTGACCCGCGCTCGAGCTGTCGCAGCGAAGTACGAGGCGCACAAAGTCTTCCACCACATCTCGCTCAAGCAGTCGGATTTCGAGCTGGAGTTGACGGGCTTTCCCAAGGGTCACGATGACCAGGTGGACGCCCTCGGACTGAGCATGGATCTTGGCGGCGGCGGGTTCGTTTTCGGCAGCGTGAGGGGCTGATGAACAACTTCCCGTCCGTCGTGACCATGCCATTCACCGATGGCGCTCGCGATGTTCCCGAGCACATCGCGGTGCTGCTCAAGCAATACAAGATCCCGACCCATGAAATGACCTACGACAAGGCGATCGAACGCATGAACTGGCACAACGCGGAGAAGGCGGTGAGCGACCAGTTCGCCAAGATCCAGACCGATCACCTGACCAGGTTCGGTACATGAGCGCGCTCGACTTCATGCGCCAGGTGATGACCTATGACCTGCACCGCGAGCTGATCAAGGCGGCCAGGCCGACGCCCAAGGCTGACCTGGATCGTGCGTCAGTGGCGGTCTCGTTGCAGCTTCCGGCGAAGGTGGGCAAGACCAACGTCGCGCTGTACCGCCATTGGGCCGAGCACTCCGAATGGGTGCGCTCGGCGATCAACATCCGCAAGAGCCAGATCAGCCAGTCCGAGTGGGACATCGGGCCGTTCGACGCGGACAAGCCCTACCCCAAGCGCCAGGCCAACATCCTGCGCGACATGTTCCGCACGCCGAACCCCAAGGACGGCGACTTCCGCACCTTCGTGGAGCAGGTCGTCGAAGACATCCTGGTGCTCGATGCGGGCGCGATCGAGAAGGTCCCCAGCCTCGTCGGGCAGACCGTCGAGCTGTGGCCGGTCGATGGCGCCACGGTCAAGGTCAGTCGCTATTGGGACGGCGACAACGAGGAGGCGCGCTACTTCTGGTTCCCCGACAACCAGCAGCGCGCCGCGTGGTTGAACAGCGAGTTCATCTACATGATGCAGAACGTGCGCACGTATACGCCGGTCGGCCTATCGCCGCTCGAAACGCTCAAGGTCGCCATCGACGCCGAGCTGTCGGGCATGAACTACAACAAGAACCAGGTCGAGAAGGCCGCGCCAGACGGCATGATGGACCTGGGCGAGGGCGTGCGGCCGGAGCAGGTCGACACGTTCAAGGCGTACTGGAACGCCGAGGTGGCGGGGCGCAGCACGATGGCCTTCATCGGCGGCTCCAAGAACCCGAAGTTCATCCCCTTCAAGGGCACGAACCGGGACATGCAGTTCCTCGAGTGGCAGATCTACCTGGTCAGGAAGATCGCCGCCGTGTTCGCACTCACTCCCCAGGACCTGGGCGTGACCTTCGATGTCAACCGCGCGACGTCGGAGACCCAGGCCGAGCAGTCAGAGGACCGCGGCTTGCGGCCCCTCCTTGGGCTCGTCGCGTCGGCGTTCACCCGCGAAGTGGTTTGGGGTGACGACTTCGGAGGCCCCGACAACAACCTCGCGTTCAACTTCACCAGGCTGAACATGAAGGAGACCCTGACCCGCGCCCAGATCAACGACAAGGCGCTGGCGGGCCTGCCCTGGAAGTCGATCGACGAGGCACGCCGAGAGGATGGCCGCGAGCCACTCGGCGGCATGTACGAGAAGCTCATGGCCAACACACCTCGCGGCATCGTCATGCTCGACGACATCCCGACCGCTCGGGAGGTCGCTACCCAGGACGCAGGCGGTGACGGCAGCTCAGACGGACCACCCGCGGCAGCCAAGTCGGAAGTGTCTGTAGTTCTCTAGGAGGAACCAGTGGCAGCAACCATCTCACTGAGGGTCTACACCTCGACCAACGCCGCGACGTTGTCGACGGCCCAGACAGGCATCGACATGGTCTCGGCTGACGGTGCGACCAACTCGCTCGCCAACCGCCAGCTCAACCCGATTACCGCGGGCACGCGCAGCTACGAGAAGTGGCTGAAGCTGATGGTCGACGTGGCTCCGGCCAACGCCGTGACCAACTTCCAGATCTGGGGCGACGGTGCCGTCGACAGCTCGATGACGTTGTTCTTCACGGGCAACTACATCACGGGCGCAACGCCGGTTGCCTCGGCGTCATCCAAGGCCAACGCCA